TTTTTGTATTACCAACAACAAGCCTTGAACGGTCTTTTATACTATCTGTTTGAGAAATAAAATCATTTAGTTGTCTATTATGCATATTATATTTATTTTGCATTTGTTTTAATCTTGCTTGAATATCGTTTACATCAATATCTTTGTTATTAGAAGTTAAAATTCCTTGTAACCCTGCTATGTCTTTCTTGTCTTGTCTGATTTGTCTTTCCATTTGTCTTTGAATTTGACTTGCATCATATTTTGTTATTTTATTTCCGTTATATGTTACTTTTTGATTTTTCATTTCTTCAAGTTCTTTTTGAGTATATGTCCTTGCAGAGCCCTCATAATATGGTCTCCAATCGTGGTAGCAATTTATTCCTTTAAATCCTGTTATTTCTCCATATTCAATATCTTTTAAGCTTAAATAACCTTTTTTACCGCTCAAGCTAACAACTTTTCCCTGCCATTCTGCGTGGCTTGGTCTAGCTCCTGCGTGTGCAGTTAGCTCCATTAAGTCCCAGTTCATTTCTTCAGCTCTCATTTGTTGGAGCTTTCCACAGGTTTGATTGACTCCTGTAACTATATTCATTCTTGTTGCATTTTCAACCGAAGTTTTATGTCCTGACGGATATTCAACCATTGTTCCTTTTGAGCTTATTTTATCTATTGCATCAATTATTGATTGAGAATAACTTTTTGTACCTGTCGAAATCTCCATATATGCGGTGTTCATTGCATTTAAAAACTCTAATTGACTTGTATTTGCTGTTGTCATAACTAAATTTTGTAAATTACCATTTGTTTTTTGTGCTGATGCAATTAAAAAATTCATCATTGACCTGTCTTGTTTTAATTTTATAGGATTTAGTCCTGCTAATTTATAAATATTGTCGTCATTTTGTATTGATGTAGCTCCTGCCTCTTCAAATATTCTCAAAATATCTTCATAACTTGATTTATTATATTTAGCAACTAAACTAACAATATCACGATGTAACATTCCCATTTCTTGAGCTATCATTACATCATTTTTTACAACTGTATTAGCATAGCCAACATTTGAAATTCTTTCAGCAATTTCTTTTATTATGTCTAATTCTAAATTGTTATATATTTTTATTGCTTCACTTTCTAAATTTTCCAAAAAGTCTGGAGGTAACATTTATTATTCCTCCTTTTTTTCTTCTTTCTTCTTTTTGTCATCTTTCTTGTCATCGTTATCGTCATCATCTTCATTTTTTTCTTTTTTATTATCTATTTTTGTTTCGTTTGCAGGAAATCCAAATAATTCTTGATTAGATAATTTTTCAGAGTCTATTAAATCAAGCTCCTCTTGTGCTTGTTTTTCTCCTAGTCCTCTGATGTCTTTCATATAATTCATTCTACTTCTTAAATTTGCTCCAACCTCTGATTGAGCCCTTACTTGTTTTGCTCCTGTGTCTTCAATAATACTGTCATCATAATCAATTGTAATATTTTCTGCTTTTATATTATCATTTCCAAACACAGTAGAGGCATAAGCAACAGCTTTAATCATTGTTTTCAAACTAATATCTAATACTTGCTCGTGTTTTTTTAGAGTTCTAAACATATCTGAATTTTCGCTTATTACTCCTGTTGCTGTCTGAATACTAGCTCCGTCAAATTTATATCTTTCTTGGCCAAAACCAACTTTAGCTGATAATATATTTAAATGAAATTGTACGGCATCTTGTAGCTTGTCTGTTCTTAAATCTTCACTATCGTGTTGTATCATACTATCTTTATTAAAACCTTTTGGCATTTTATATATTGAAATGTCTTCAGGGTCAAAAGTTAATTCTGCATTTCCGTTATCATAAGTCATCATTTCTTCAGAAATAAAAGTTCTTCGTCTTCCCAAAATAGGCTCGTTTCCAAGCTCATTATAGGCATCGTCTAGCTCTTTCAATACATCAATAGAATTTGCATAAACTGAAATTCCAAAAGGTGTATCACTATCAATATTATTACAAATATTCGGCTTTATAATTGTAAACCAAGGAATATTATTTTTTGTGTCAAAACTTTCAATAAATCCCTCTTTTTCATCGTCTGTTGTTTCAATTAAATTTCTATTTTGTGTTTTAAATTTATAATTTTGTATTTCATAATTGCCCTTCTCGTTAATTATATGCATAGCTATAAACACATAATTTATTCCCTTAATCGTTTTATATGTAACGAATGCACATTCCTTTATTTCGTTATCTTCCCAACTTAAAGGGTATATTTTCTTTGCTCCAACAAACTGAATTTTTGTTGTTGCCTCTGTTACATCAATTGTATTTAATGTTTCGTCTATCTTCATATTTTGAACAGATACAACCAATGCTCCAGTTCCTAAAGCAAAACTTCTTTCTAAACCTTGATTTATTTTTACAACTCCGTTATTTTTTTCTAATATTTTGTTAAATGCTTTTGTAGATTCGTCATTATCAAGACTTATTTTTACTTTTTCATTAAATAATAAATCTGCCCAATCTTCCGCTACTTTCTTTGCACCTTGTAATGATTTCTTTTCTCGTTTTACCTTTTTTTGCCCATTATAAATATAATAATTATGGAATTTTCGTACTTTTCCTTTATACCAACTTTCCCATAATTCAATATTTTTGTCCCAATTCAATTTTTCTGATATATCATAACCCTTACTTACAAAAAACTGTTGTAAATTCATAATTTCATCTCCTTGCATTTATTAAATTTTCATAAAAACTATTTATTGAATACTCAAAGCCGTCCAAACTATCAATATCGGTAGTTCCATCGTCTAGTCTTTCATCAGGCTTTTTGTCATTCCATACGGCATCTTGAAAAGCCTTTGTTATTATTTGATTTTTTCTTAAAATTTTGAGTCTATTTTGTGCCATTAAGGTACTACTCAAAAATATTCTGTCGTTTATGTGTCCTTTGACACAATCCTCAATTTGAACAGGAATTCTCTCTTTTTGGCATCTTCTAATTAAACCTAATGTTATAACATTTCCCAAAGCACCATAATCAGCAAAAGCATATTGGCACATTCCGTATTTTTCATAAACTCTTCGCCAAAATAATAAAAAATGCTCATATATTTGTTGAGGGTCATAGATTTCTTGTAAATCGTACTCGTCTAATATATAAACATTTTGAAAACCATAAGTAATTCCAGTTGCAACGAATTTTATTTTACTAGCTCCTGCTCCATAGTCAATTCCTATTGATACTAACATCAATTTTTCTTGCACTTCATCAACTAAAAATTGCTCTGTATTGTCTGCAAATAATCTGTATATTGAGCCTTCCGCTGCTTTCCATTCTCCTAAAATAAACCTATCAAAAAAGACCGTTCCTGTGTATTCAACTTCTAGGTTATGCAAAAAGTCTTTGTCTATAAATGGGTTGTCGTACAAAGAATATTTTTGTTGATAAATATCTGCATTACTGTCAAGAAACTTTTTAAGCCAATGAGACGGTCCCTCTGGGTTGCAAGTTCCGTCAAATTTTGAATATGGCTTGTCTAATCTTGACTTTACCATATTAAAGACATCTTTATTCCAGGTTGCGACCTCGTCTCCATAGCAATATTTAAAGCTTGCACCTCTAATCTTGTTTACGTGTTTTATATTGTCTGCACCTAAACAATAACATTTTTCGCCAAATAAAAAAGCCGTGTTATCTGATTTTATATCAGAAACAAGCTTTGTTCCCCAAATATTTTGCAATGGCTCTATAACATTTCTTTGTAATGTTCCTTTTGTATTTCCTAAAATAACGATTAAACCTTGTTTTCCTTTTACACTTCTAATTCTTTTTGGTATTACATAATAATCTAAATATGTTTTTCCACTTCTTGTTGCTCCATATTTTATATTCCATCTTCTATCCGCATTATTTAAAAATTGTTGTTGTTTTTCGGAGAAAAAATTATCATTCATCAAATAACCCCTCCTATATTCTTCAATACTTCGTCCAATTTATCTAATTCGTCCTGATTGTCTTTTTCCTTATTTGTATCAAACTCAAATCGTTTATTTTCAAGTTCCATTTTATGATACGAATCCGATGCCCTCCTTATTGCCTCTTGGACTTTTGTCAAAGCATCTTCAAGTCTTATTATCAACAATTGTGTATTTTCTGCCTCAGTAGATGTTGTTGTTCCATATTTAGACATTCTAGTAATGGTTAAATCTTTATTTTTATTCTTTATTTCTTGAATTTTATTCAGTATTCTAAATTTTCTAATTTCAAGAGTTCTTATTTCCTTTTCCAATATTTCTTTTTGGCTTTCTATCGGTGTATTAAATAGTTCCATTTCTTCAGGAGTAAAACAGTTATTAGATAATTTCGAATAAGCTCCAGTAACAACAGCATTTTGATTTCCTTTTGTTCCGTGTCCACCTTTATTGCCTTTTGTTCCTTTTCGCTTTCTTCTTTTCCACTTATTTTTAACTATTTGATAATTTAACTGTCCTAGCGTGATATGGTGTTTAGTGATTATTTCATTTTTTGGTATTCCTGCTTTATAATCTTTCTTTATTTCCTCAATATTCACATCAATACACCACACCCCTTTCTATTACGATTTACCGAAAATTTTATCGTAAACATCTTTTTTTGCAATGTATTCATTTTTCATTCCGTCAACAAAAGATTGTCCCTCAAATTTCAGTTTTCCTAATGTTTTTTGATATGTTCTACCAATTATATTAGCAGTTCCTTTTTGTTTCATTGAGGCAGTTATTTCTGTCTCTTTGTTATTTATTAAATGGCAAATATTATAAGTGTTGCCTTTAAATCCTTTTAAATCTTCAATTCCACAACAACACATTGCATCGCCAAGAGTTCTCAATCGGTTTTCTCCACAATAGAATTTTAGACCATATTTGTGAGCCTCTTCTTTTAGCTGAATAAAATCTCTTTGCAGAACTTCTTTAGGGTAAACAAAATCGCCACCGACTTTTATAAGCTTTGCTCTTTTTTTAGCAAATTTCATACCCTCGACAACAACTCCATATACTCCAGCATCAGCTAATCTTTTCATATTATCTTTTACGTCTTGAAATACTTGTGTCATATATGGTTGGATTCTAACAATTACTCTTTTTACATTTTTTGATAATATATTTACCATTTCCAATCGTTCCTCGTAAGTTGGAGCTCCTAATTCTAATTTATCGTATTGAGAGCAAACCATACTAACTTGAACAACACAATTGCATTGTTTTAATAAATTAAGATATTCAGGGTCAATTACTAAACGACCTTTTGTAGAAACAATGAAAGGGTATTGCGTTTTTGCAAATACCTTTAAACACTCATAAGATAATTTATATCGTTTTTCGGCAGGCTGAAAAGGGTCTGACATTCCTCCCCAATGTAGAGGTATATTCCAATCACACCAATTTAAATCTTTTCCCCTGTGTCCATTTATAAAATTAGTAAGTGCTTTTGCAGTTTCTCCTTTGTCAATGTCTGAAATATCTTTTTTCCTTTGAACAAAACAATATTTGCAATTGTGTGAGCAACCTTTGTAAGTATCAAATCTTACAGGAACATCACATAAAAATATTTGACTTCCACAACTTGGCATATTATTGCACCTCCCTTAAAACTTCGGCTGTCATTAAGCCAATTAACTGTTCTTTTCCGTAATTTTTAACATAAGTGAGGTACTTTTCTTCATAAACTTTGTCAATGTTAAAAGTCATTGCAAATTTATTTAATTCATTTGTGCCTTTATCTGAAAAATCTTCTTGTAATAAATCTTCTATAAAATCAGTTTTTAGATTTTCTATTTCTTCAGCTGAAAATCCTGTTGCAAATAATTCCTCTTGCGATAATTCTAGCTCATTAAATAGCTCCTCCAGTTTTGTTTCGTCCCAAAATCCTGAATTTTTATTTAATGACAGATTCAATCGTTTTTCTTGTTTTTCATCTAAATCAACAAGAATACATTCCGCTACTTCATAGCCTAAATCTTTTAAGATGTTGTACCTTTGATGACCTCCAATTATTGTCATATTTCTTTTATTTACAACTAATGGGTCAACAAGTCCAAATTCCTCAATACTTGATTTTATTCTTTGGTAACTTTCATCTTCTTTTTTCAACTCTATTCTTGGATTGTATTTTGCTGGCTTTAGTTTGTTTATTTTTATTTCTTCTATTTTCATTGCGACTATCCTTTCTAAAACACAATAAATAGTCCCTGCAATTTTTACATTGAAATTTCAAACATTTTTCTTTCATACATCTGCCTCTTTCATTTGCATAATAAAAAGCCCACTTGCTTTTACACAAATAGGCTTTCTCAAAGGAAGAATACAATTATTCCAAAAAGATATTACACTTTACTTTAGTTTTGCACGGTATCATTTTATAATATTTAAAATGAACGGTCAAGGACATCTTTTGGACATCTAAATTATGATAAATCTAGTCCGTCAATTCCAAAAATTAAAACCGAAAGTTCTTGAATAGCTTTGTTTTTATCTCGATTAACTGTTTTTGTGCTAATATGTTCTTGCTCTGCAATTTCTTCAAAAGACATCGCTTTTTCTTTTATGTATAAATTATCTATTACATTATATCTTCTCATCATTTCTTGATTGTTAGTTTTCATTGCTTTTTGTGCAAAGAACTCTAAACACATATTTATATGGTCTAGTATTATTTTTGTTTTCTCTTTACTCTTTAAAATACTTGAAACAACAAAAGCATCGTCCTGTAAATTATATAAATCATCAAATAATTGTACTGTTATATTATTTTTTGATATTTCTTTTTTTATAGGGTTTTCAACATAATATCTAGCATTATTGCAATGCTCAACAAAGGACCTATAATTTTTTAGCAGCAATCTTGTATTTCTTAATCGTTTATCATATTTTATCTTCAATTTATTTTTTTGCTTTAAATCATACTCTTTTAATCCTTTTTGTATTCCCTCGTTTACTCCGGCTTTAATTACCTGTTCCAAAACTGATAGTGTTGTTTCGTCAATCTCAATCTTTTTTTCACTCACGGCAATCATTCCTCCTTTTCTTTTGTGTCCTGATAATTTACAGTTAAATACGCACACGACACACTATTATCTATTGTTCTGTGTATTTCGCACAAATCCGTATTTTTATTTATACAATTTTTGCATATTTCTTTTACATATTCATCAAAACTAACAATCTTCATTTGCAACCTCCCAAATATTTATTTTTCAATATTTTTTAATTTTTCATCTATTAAATCAATACCATTCTGGAGACTTTTTACTTGCACCATTGTCATATCTAACGCATATTGTAAACCCTCTTTTTGTCCTATTAAATAATTTTTGAATTCATCTATACTTTTCGTCTCTTCCATTGTCGTTTCTCCTTTCAATTTTTGTTATTGTTCTATGTGCTTTTACGAATTTTTGGCAATATGTTAAATGCTCACTTGCTAATTTACAATTAAGGAAATAACCACAATCTAAACATACATTTTTAGCCATTGTCTTTCTCCTTTTTTTCATTTTCTATTTTGCACCATATACATTGATTTTTCGTTTTTGTTTTATCATCACTTACCCAAAATGTAAATCTGTGACAATCTGGGCATCTATGTTTTGGATTTTTTCCAAATTTCTGTTTTAATACTGCTTTATCTTGATTATCTCTTAATTTTTTACTTAAATTACTCATTTATTTTTCCCCTTTCTCTTTTGTATTTTGATAAATTGCATATACTATTAACATTATAAATTCTATTCCTATTGTCGCTAATACTCCGCACCAAAATTGACTAATATACATAATTTTTTCCCCCTATTCTTTTGGCATTTTATATATAAAATCTTTTCCCATAAAATTTTGAACACTTAAACATTGACTAGCTAACATACTTTGTGAATGCTCATATTTACAATATATTTCTTCTAATACTTCCATTGCCCTTTTATTCGTTTCATATTTTCCTAAAATCAAATTTCCTTGATGGAATCCACAACATATTTGTTTATTATTTTGAAGGTCTATTCCTAATATTTCAACTTTATCAAAATTTACTAATCTAGTTTCATCTTGACTTATAATTATCATCTCTTATTCCTCCACCATTGTTCTTAATTCTTTATATAGCATTGGAGCATAATCAATTTTTTTATTTTTATATTTGTCTAATATTTTTCTTAAATCTTCTTTGCTAACCCAAGTTGTGTATTCTTCCCAAGTAGTAAATGTAGGAACTGCTTGTATTTGTGCTAGCATATAGTCAGCAAGTTCAGTATGTCCTATTTTTTCTTGATGTTTTGCTGTTCGTATGTATAATTCCTTTAAATCAGTATTTTCTTTCTCCTGCTTTTCTATAAGATTAACTATTGTTTGTATGCTTGCAATTACTTTTTTGTTTTCTTCTGTTACCTCATTAAAATTCATTAAACTTATTCTTACACTTTTTAATATTTCTAGCGATTTCTTTTCTTCATTACTCATATTTCATTACACAACCTTTCATACATTTTAAAAATTTCAGTACATATATAATCGTTTGTATCGAAATCGTCTGTATCAATTAAGTTTGTTAAATTTTTCTTTATTTCATATAACAAATTTGCTTTTCTATTATCATCTAAAAAATCGTTATATCTATCAAGTGAAATTTTCACATACTCTTCCATTTTTGTTATTCCCCCTTTGGTAAAAATATTTTTCCGTTGTGTTTTTCTATAATGTCAATAAAATTCTCATAGGTTGTCCCTGCAAATATTTCAAATCCGTCTGCAATTAGCCACGGAACTTCTTGTTTATTTATTACCTCTACTGAATATGGACTATTTATGTATTTATCACAAGGCAACATCTCACTAAATCCGTCTGTTTCAAAATATAATACTTTATGCTTTATTTCGTGATGTTTCCATTTTCTTTTAATTATGTCTTCGTTATCTTCTATCAATTCGCTCCAATGGTCGTAGGGGTTTCCTGCATTATGTTCGTATGGTGCATCGTCCCAATCATCTCCCCATTGTTTGTCAAAATTATTTGTAAACCAAGCTTTATTGCCGTCTATATAACACAATTTGTAAATCTCCATTAGTGTTCCTCCTCTAGTAATTTTTCTATAAAAATCAACCATTCTGTTGTTTCTTTTGCAATTTTTGCCTCACTCGGATTGCTTGGAATAAATTGTTTCATACTTTCAATTCTATCTTTTGCGATTTTTAAAGCCTCTGTTTTATTCATTTTTTATCACTCCTAGCTTATATAATAACCTAATAAATTTTATATATATTTTGTGTTGTTTTTCATCTGTAAAAATCTTTTTATATACATATCTACAACTATTACCGTAAGCATATTCAAATTCATATAAATTACAATTTGTACAGTTTTGATGTATTTCAACCGTATCGAAACTTCCCCATATTTCTTCTGTATATCTTGTTTCTTCAAGTTCTACATTACAAATCGGACATTTCATTTTTGTTGCACCTCCACCGTTGAAAACTCATATTTTTTAGCAATTAAATATGATGTGTAGCCGTCTATTAGATTATTATATTGGTCAATTATTATAGGAGCCTCAAATTTTGAATTTTGTCTGAAATATTTTTCTCTTTCTTCCATTTTCTTTTTGTTTGGTTTTTTAAAATAGTCAGGAATATTTATGTTTTTAATATCAATTATTTTTGTTTTCTTTTCTAACTCTTTGAACAATATTTTTATAGTTTTTTCTTGTTTGTCTATTGTTTCATTTTTTATATGCAACAAATAGTCTTTACTTTTTAATAGCTTTGCATCTAAATATTGATTACAAGCTATTGTTAAGAATAATATTGAAATTGTAATATAACTAATTTGTTTAGTTTTTATTGCTACATAAATATTAAATATTGCAATGACAACATTTATAATGATTACTAGTTTTGTAGTATCATCTAGTTTGTTTTTTTCTTTCCAATCTTTACTCATCTTCATTTCCTCCTATTTCTTCAATCATTATTGCCACACTTGGAACTTGTGAATAATATTTTTCAACCTCTAATTTAACAACCTGCTTATCATCAATATAAGCAATTTTATTTAATGAATCTAAAATGCTTTTTGCAATATTGTCTGTATCAGGTTTTACTGTTGGAAATATCTCACAATCTAACATTTGTTTTTGTTTCTTTTTGCTTGTGCTTTTTGGTATTTCATAATAAGCAATAATTTTTACTTTTAGAGGATTTTCAAGTGGTTGCATTCCTCTGTATTTATCTAAAAAACAGGTTTTAATCCAATTTTCATATTCTACCGTCTGCTTTGGTGTATATACGAATTTACCTGTAAATCTTGGTCTTTGTTTCGCTTGTACCTTTCCAGGAATATTAAAATATATTTTCATTTTTCAGGACCTCCTATTTTTATTCATCAGTTCGTTTCAAATAATTTTGATTTATATTTCTAATTGTTTATAATTTTTTATCATTTTGCCGACTTCGGGAAGATGTTCTTTCTTCCCAATATCAGCATATTTACAGTAACTAACTCCTGTAAAATTATAATCTTCTAACTTTTGACAGCCTAAACACCAATTATTTTGAATTGCTTTTCCACATATTCCATTTAATTTTGGGTATTTTCTTTTATTTATCATTTGTTTTTCTCCCAATCTTTATATGGTGGTAAAGGAAAGTCCGGACCTTTTGTAATATCGTAATATGGTGTTCCGTCTCTGTCGCAAAATTCTCTTAAATTAGTGTACCAATAGCTACTATTAAGGTTTAAATTTCCTATTTTTTCATCATCAATAATGCTTGAATTTATTTCAGATATAGTTGGAAAAAATTTATTTGTTTGAATTATTTTGTTTATTACATTGTTAAATTTTTCATAGCTAAAGTCTTTAAATTCATTCCAATATAATTTATAGGTTTCGGAGTCTAGTTTTTTACTAAAATTATTTTGTAATCTATTCATTACGTTAATAAATTCTTTATTAGTCATTTTCAGTCTCCTTTAAAAATTTTTCTATTTCTTCCTGTTGATTAAAGCTATTATTTCTTTTGCTTTTAAAATTTTCATCTTCTATTTTTACCTTTTCAACAGAATCAATTTTCTTTGTTACCCAATTATTTAAAATTGTTTTTGTATATTTCCAATTAGCATTTGCATCAGCTGTTTTTTGTAATGCTATTCTTATAACTTCAATAGGCAAATCGTCTAAATATGATATACATTCCTGTATTGCATTTAAATTAGTTGAGCCTAAACATTCAATAAAATATTTTTGGAGCAAATCAGCAGAATTTCTTCTTTTTGTTTTTCTTTTTCTTTTTCTTTTTCTTTGTTGTTGGGTATAGATAGGGTATCTTTAGGGTATATATACGGTATACATACCCTATTTAAATACTCTAAAAGTTCATTGCTTTTTATATCTTTTATTTCATTTAATATACATTTTTTTACTTTCTCACTGGCAGTCCAATTATATTTGTACCAATTAGTAATTAATATTTCTTTGGTACTATCGTCATATTTTATAACTTTTAAATCATTTTCAAATCTATTTAATAAGTCCTGCAATTGTTCTATTTTTATATCTGTTTCGAAAGACATTTGCTTTTTGCTTATTTCATAAACACCGCATTGTTTTGTATGAGAATTTGTTAATAAATAAAGCATAAAATATCTTTCTATTGGAGACATATTATCTTGAACTTTTGCATCGTCCCAAAAAGACGTATGTATATATCTATAAACTGCCATAATCTTTCTTCCTTTCGTATTTATTTATCAAAAAAGAAATTTGTGTCATCTTCAGTTTGGTTGCTACCGACATTATTGTCGCTACCATTGTCAACTGGCTCCTGTGTTTCCGTTTCTTCATTATCTGTTGAAACAATTTCTGTTTCCATTTCAAAATCATTGCTATTGTCAATATAATCATAAGTACCATTATCGTTAATAACTGCCATATCAGATTCAAGAGCTTTTTGCATTGTAAGGTCAACACTCATAATTCCCCATTTAGAAATTAGTTGTCTTAACATTGTTTTATAAGCCATTCCGTCAAAATCTTTTTCCCAAAATGTGTAACCTTTTTTAGCTCTGTAACCCATTGAATATTTTAAAGCGTGTGCCTCCATTTTTTCTTTTGACCAATAAATCGTTTTTCTAAATCCGTTAAGATATTCAAACATAGCATAATAACCAATAGTAGTAGCTTTTTCTCTTTCCTCTTCATTTTCAATCAATTCAACTTCTATTTCTTCGTTTAGTGGGTCATATTTTTTTAATTCTCCCTCTTTAATAGCCAATACATTTAATTTTTTATACTGACCGCTCCTGATTGCTAATTGAATATAACCTTTATAACCAATTTGAAATTGTGCTACTTTGCAACCTCTTTTATTATCATTGAAAGGAACCATATAATATTGTCCTAATTGAGGACTAGGGCTCAAATTAAGAGCCTGTCCCAATAATGCTGCTGAAACTATTGACGCATTGTCACACTCTGCTAATTGAGGATTTGTTGAAACTGCTGATATAATAGATGTAACAAATTGTTGTCCTTTTTCTCCTCCGACCATTTCATTTATTTTCTTTTTCATCGCATCTTGTGCAAGAAATGCACTAAAAGTTTGTTTTTGATTTTGTTTTACTAAACTATTTTGAACTGCCATATTTATTACCTACCTTTCCCAAATAAGCTTTGTTGCTCATTTACATTTTTTACAACGATTTCATTTTCGTCATCAATTTCAACAGAATAATTAAATCCTAGTGAACTTTTATAAGAACCTTTTGCCTCTTTGATTTTTTCTGATAATTGGTACTCATAGCTTGGTTGTAAATATTCTTGAATTTCATCGTTGAACTCTCTATCTTGTTTTATTACACCAACATTTATTTTTAGTGTAATTTCTGCCTCTTTTCCTGTAAGTATTGCATTTTTAGTTAATACATCTATTGACTTTTCAAGTCTTTCTTTCATAGGTTTTAGTAATTCATTATCTAAATTTAATTTTTCCATTACTCGTTTTCCTCCTTATTTTCTTTTGATTTTTGAGCTTTTTCTTCTTGTAATTTTTTAAGTGTAGCATTATAACGACATCTTTCTTTCCCTTTTAAGTAACCGTTCAAATCATCTGCATCAAAATATAAACTATCATCGCTATAACTTAATCTTGCACTATCAAATAGCATTGTTAATATTTCCTCTAGTTTCCATAATTATTTACCCTCCCCAGTTAATTTTTTTAATAATTCTTTAAATTCTTTTTCATTTTCCTTTGTAATATGTATTTCTTTCACTTGTACGTTTGGCTTTTCGTCTTTGCCTAGCCCTAAATTAAACGCATATTTAAGTTTGTGTTCTTCTATTTGTCCGTGTATTCTTAATTCCTTAACAAACACTGCTAATGCAGTTAATACACTTTCTTTATTATTTGCCTTTACATCAATTAAAGTTTCCTCGTCGTTTTCTATTAAACGAATATCAAATTTACAATCTTCCTTTTTAGACATTTTTAAATCCTCCTATAATCAATATTGTTTGTTTCCAAAAACTCTTTTAATTTTATAAACTGTTCTTTGGTTGCCAGAACTCTAAAGTCAATTTGTAATAAATTTTCATTTTTTGATACATTTTGTTCACTTTTTGTTATATTTTGTGAATTTTCCGTATGATTTTGTGAATTATTTGTTATATTTTGCTTATTTTTTAGCTCTTCTAATTTTTTGTTATTTTCATCAAGTCGCATTCCTTCTTGTAAAGCATTTCCTAGTACACTTGAGTCAGCAATATTTTTAAAATAATAATTTTTAACAGCTTGATTTATAGATTCGTTAGTAATTTGACTATCAATTACTTTTAAATCGTCATTTGTTTTTACAATTAAATGATTGATTTCATCTTCAATTTTCTTCATTGTGTATGTTTTATTTAGCCATCTAGGATTGAATATTGTGTCAAAATTTATCAGTTCCTTATAATCGCCAACATAAGCATCAAATACAGCTTTTATTTGTTCCTTTTTCTCATTTTGTTCTTTTTCTTCAAATGCTTTTACTTGGGTATCTATTGAATTTGAGGCATCTGTAATTATTGATTGAAGTTCTTTACATTTGTTTTCAAAATCTTCAAAAGGCTTCAAAACTTCTTTTTTTATTCTGATTTTTTCATCATTTATTGCCTTTGCTACTTTGTTCAATGTAGCTCTGTCAGATTTTGCAGTTGTAATTGTTTCCTGTGTATAAACCACTGATTTATATTCTTTTGCTTTTTCCGTTACCCACTTTTTTATATCTTCATAATTGAATTGAATAGGTGCTAATGATTTTATTTCCTCAACCTTTAATTCCATTATTCATTACCTCCATTCATAAATTGTTCTTTATCAATTTTCTTTTCTATAATTTTCATATAATCTTTTATTTTTTCTATTTCCTTTTCATCTATATTTGTTCTTGTAACTTGTGCAATAGATTTTCCATATCTAGTAGGAACCTCAACTATATCTCCAATTTCTAGGTCAATGTCTGAATAATAACTATATTCCCTACCACTAAATGTTTTCTTTTCAAATTTATCTTCGTATTTAACTCCTACAATATTTAATTTTGCAGGTTGACTTTGTGCAACGCATTCAGGGTCCATTTGATTACTAAATGAAGCCTGTTCTTTTTTTATATAATCATCTTTATTCATTACTTTTTCCTCCCTTTTTAATCTTCTGACACAGATAGAAAGTTTTTATTTCCTCTATACCCAAAACATAAATTACCGTCATCACATATCAATGCTAATTCATCAATTGTTATTTCTTCAGGGCATTTATAAATCTTGTATTCTCCGTGTCCATAACAAGCCTTTCTTGAATACACTACGTCATTTTGCTCAATTTCTTCTTTAGTTGGGGCTTTATGGTCAATATCACTAACCTTTAATATTTTGTATTTTTCTTTTAATTCGTTATAAATTTCGCTATTTATTTTCATCATTTCTCTTTCATTTTCTTTGAAAGCATAAGATGAATATACCTTTTTTTCCATTTTCTATCTTCCTTTCATTTTATAAATTTGGCAATACCAATGGTGGTGCGACATCTTTTTCAACATATTTAGTCCAAAATTCAATTTCTTTTTCACATAATAATTTGATGTCCTCTTCAACCTCTTGCCTTTTAATTATGTAGTGTTTTGTTTCAAGTCTTATGTCTCCGTTGTAGTCATATCTCAATTGTGCTTTTAATACTGCAAACGAATAACCTGTTACATTTAAATAATGTAATACTTGACAATAATAATTGTCCGGAATTTTTTCTTTCCATTTTTCTTTTTGCATACTTCTTAATATTTCAGATGTTTTTATTTCTAAAACTCCTAGTTCTCCAGTTTCTTTATCAACAAGTTGTCCATCTAAACTAGCAAATAAAAATGGGTATGTAGGGTGTTTTATTATTGTATTTTCTTGATGTGAAACTTCATATTGAGGAAAATCTAATTTAAACAATTCTCTTAAATGGTCCTCTGCTTTTGTACCGTATTGAACATAGGGTTTGTCTGAAATATCTTCAGCTTGTTTTCTTCCTGTTTTTTCCTCCCATAGTTGAATACTTGTTTTATATGGATTAAGTCCAAGAATTGTAGCAGCATCAGAACCACCAATTCCTTTTTTCCTTTCTTCGAGCCATTCTTCCCTTGTCAATGTTCTCCCTCCTATCTTTCTTCAAATTTCTTTCCTTTGCACCACATATAATTTTCTGTTGGACAAAATTCGTCATACACTAAAGCAAAATTATCGTGTTCATCGCAAAACATATCTCCGCTTTCTAAATACATACAGTTAATACAGTTCTCGCAAGTTTTAACGGTTTTACTTTTGTATCTGTTTCGTTGCACTGGTTTCCCCAAAATTTGCTCCTTTCTATTGCACCTCATTTAATTTTGTGATAAAATGCAAATGAAGTGAATTTATATAAATTTTCTTTTATAGAACTATTTATTGCTTTGGTCGGTGGTAGTAGTTCTATTTTTTATGTATGGTGTATCTAATGTTAATTGTGCATAATAGTTTCTTTGTTCTTGTGCGTATTCATTTATTTGTCTTAATTTTTGTTTAGGGTCTCCGTAGTCATTTCTTTCAGCTATTTCTGTAAGCCTTCTAAAACTCATAAAAACTTGTGTTGCTAAATCAATTAACTCATTGTTTTTATGCACATATTGGTCTTTTAATTGGTCATATTCCATAGATTTAACTTTTAATTGACTTTGATAATTTTCAATTTCCGCCTTTAGTCTTTCATTTTCTAGTTTGTCCTCTCTATTAAACATTTCTTTTTCCCCCTTTCAAATTTCTTAATTTATATTTCATTGTTGCCAATGTTATAATGTGCCAAATATAGCAATCGTGTAATTTATCTTGTTTTTGCATATCTTCTTTTTCTCCTTTCTTCTTTTGCCTCATCAATGTCCATTTTTATAATTGATATAAGTAAAACTGGAATTGATATATATACTACTGTCATTATTTGTTCCATAGTGATTATTTCTGATAATTTTTCAGCTATGATTGAGCCTACAATTGGAATCCATAAAATTGATGTTCCTAATAAAAACTCTATAATTTTTTTAATACCTTTCATTTGTTAATCTCCTTTCACTCTTTTTTTTCTGTACCATTCTCTTATTGCACTTCCTAAAGCGGTTTTTTCTTTTCCAAAATTTTCACTAGGAAAATCTTTTGAATTAAATATTTCTTGTGCTGTTGGTAAACTGCACCCTCTTAATTCTGCAAAAGTTGTTGGACTGTAAAAAACATCATCTTTTAACTCTTTCATTCTTCTTTCTCCTTTCAAAAAATTGTGTGGTTGTCGCATTTTCTAAATTTTTCATATTATATTCTCCTTTGCTGGTTAATTTTTTTTAACCGTTATTGTAAAAAAATAATATAGCTCTCGTAATTTAAGTTATTTTTCTTGCAATAATTTATTATGCCTACAATAATTTTATTGCTTTTTGCCTCTCTTTTATGATTTAGGATTGATGCAATATATGTCTTGTCAACTTGAATTTCATCAGCAAACCAAGAAACATTGCCTCTAAACTTTTCATTTATTAGCTCCTGAATTGCCTCCACATTTACTTCCATATTATTTTTTCCTCCTTTCATCTGTGGTTAATTTTTTTTAACTAATGTGATTATATATGTTCAGTAAAAAAAAGTCAACACTTTTTGTTAAATTTTTTTAACTTTTTTATTGATTTTTTTTGTAAGTTGCGATATACTAATAAAAGTAAGGAGGTTTTCGTATGTTTGATAAAGAAAAATTTGGAGCTATTATAAAAAGAATAAATGACTCCTACCCTACTCAACACGAATTTGCAGACTATTCAGGTGTAAATAGAACTTATTTATCGCAATATATAAATATGAAATTAGATGTTCCACCCAAACCAAAAATATTAGAAAAAATTGCCTCTGCATCTAAAGGAATAACAACTTACGATGAATTAATGCAAATATGCGGTTATACTAATTATATGGCAGATTTCTTTTTTAACGATGCTGTACATCAGCAAAACAATAGAATTCCTGTTGTTTATGATATTAACTATAATAAAGAAAAAAATACTTATGTGGTAGATTCAGACTCTAACTATATTGTGGCTAATTTCAAATTAGAAAAAAATAAAGAATATTTTGCATATAAAGTAAAAGACGATGCTATGTTACCTCTTTTAGGAACTGGAGATTTAGCAATTATTGAAAAAACAGACAAATATAAAAACGGAAGAACTTATTTAATAGAAATTGATAATAAATATATTATAAGAAAAATCTTAATATTTGATGATTATATAGAGTTACACAATGCCCTTTCTTATGGACAACCAATAAAAATATTTACAAAAGATTTAGAAAGTAAAAGCTTTCATATTTTAGGCGAAGTTATAAAAGCTGAAATAAATTTTAAATAATAGAGGTGTAAATTATGAAATTTGGTTTTAGAACTCCAAACATTAAGAAATCTATCAAAGCAAGGACGACAGGAAAAGTTAAAAGAGCAGTAAAAAAATCTATAAATCCAACATATGGAAAAAGCGGAATAGGTTACATTAAAAATCCTGAAAAAGCTCTTAAAAATAGTCTTTACCATAAAACTACAATTGATACTACTAAAACTATAAAAACAGCTATTAAAAATACTAATGAAAATAAAACAGAATTACCAAAAGAAAACAATAACGAAAAGAAAGAAGTTTCAGCAGCTAAAGTTGGACTTGCTTTATATACTGGAGGTCTTTCTTTGCTATTTACAGGAATACACAAAAAGAAAAAAGACAACAAAAAATAAAATAGGATAATGTGTTAATTTGTTTGCGACAACCACACATTATCCAGGAGCAACCACTTAAAAAGTGATTACTTTTGTATTATATACAAAAACTTTCATTTTTTCAAGTGGTATTCAAAGAAAAAATGGAGGTTTTTTTAATGGGTACAGCCAAGAAACGTGGAAACGGAGAAGGTACAATATTCAAAAGAGAAATAAACGGTAAAACTTATTGGATTGCTGAATATACTATTGAAATGTATGATAAAAACGGAAAAAGGAAAAGAAGAACTATATCAGGAAAAACAAGACAAGAAGTAAAGCTGAAATTAGAAAAAATCATCACAGAACTTAATACGGACACTTATGTTGATAAATCAAAAATTACTTTTTATGATATTGCTAAAGAGTTTATTGATACAGGTTACAATATGAATAGATTAAAACCATCATCTTATAATAGAAAATTATTAACACTAAAAGAAATATCAACACATTATATAGCAAAAATGGAACTACAAAAAATAACCGAAAAGGATTTAAAAGATTTCTTTGTATATATAACAAAATATTCAAATTCTGTTATAGCTAAAATATATGGGATTGTAAATCAAACTTTTAAAATTGCAGTTAGAAGAAATATTTTAAGATATAATTTTTTAGACGACCAAATAGAATTTTCTATTCCATACTCCAATATTAAGGACAAAAAGATAAAAGCATTTACTATTGAAGAACAACAGCAATTTGTAAAAGCATTACAAGAAGATACTAAATACAGATATAAATATCAATTTTTGATTAGTTTATTTACAGGAATGAGAATGGGAGAAATTAACGCATTAGATGTTAACGATGTTGATTTTAAGAATAAAATAATTCATATTAGAAGAACAATAACTCGTGGTCTAAATGAAAGAGCAATGATAGGCTCTTACACTAAAACAGTAAACGGCACAAGAGATATTATTATGGACGCACACGTAGAGCATATTTTTAAAGAATATTTGTCATCTTCTTATTATATAAAAAACGACTTAAATTTGATGTTTTGTAACTCAAAAAATGATTGTATTAGTACAGATACAACTAATATGATGTTTAAATATATTTGTGAACAATACAAGATTGGCGATGGATTCAAATTACATCAGCATATGTTGAGACATACTTTTGCAACAAGATGTATTGAAGCAGGAATGCCAGCCTCTGTTTTAGCAAAAATAATGGGACACGCAAATGTGTCCACAACTTTAAATGTATATTGTGATGTTTTTGATAAATTTAAACAAACTCATATTGATTTATCTTATAATTATTTAAAAGAAAATGGCTTGACAATAGACTTCTAGTTGAATATTTTTTCAGCCACGTTTTCAGCCTTGCAAAATAATTTCAAAATATTTTGTGTTAATTTGAAAATATGTTGAAAATTAAAAATGTAGTAATATATAGGGTTTGGACTACTTTGAAATAAAATCAGAATATGTTCAAACCCTTGATTTTAGGCTGTTTCTGCCATCCATTGAAGTCCTTTCCATCAT